GTGCTCTTCCGATCTAGGAGAGTCGGGGGTGTTCCTTTCTGCTCAAAAAAACCGACTAAACGATTACCACGCGAATAATTACATTTTCTACATGCCGGAAGTAAATTTTCTAAAGAGTTATCTCCGCCTTTAGACCTTGGGAGTATATGGTCAATAGTCATGACGTTATCTTCGTATCCACAATAACTACAGGCTCTTCCGTAATGACGAAAGACTTCTTCTCTAAGCTCTCGCCACTTCTTACCGTTAATTTTATTACTCATAATCTTAACTATAACCATACTTTAATAAGTGCTCTAAGAGTAAACATGGAGAGCCTTTATAACGGCTATCTATGTATCTTAATCCCCATAATATTTGATCAAAAGGATCTAACTTCTTAACCTTCTCGTTCTTTAATTGCGGTATTCCATAGACTCTTTGCTTACCGGTTTTATTACCTACCGCTTTAGGATTCCAATTACTTTCAATATCCCACGCTTTTACTAAACATTGAAATTCTTTATAATCTGTTACTTGATTATGGGCGAATAATAAATAACTATTTCTAGCTTTATAATCTTTTGACTCCATACCGTAACTAATATCGGTTAAAGTTAAACTTAACAATAGGCCGGCCGTTAGTGAGACTCTCCGCGAGCTATCCGCTAAGGCGGCTCTCGTCGAGAGTGTGGAGCGTAGCCGCCTAGTCAACTGTAAACAATAGTTAAGCACGATCTCGGGCGTTTCTATTGGCTTATTGTTTCGGGTTTAATTAAAGCGATAATTTCATTAGAACAGTAAGAACACTCGATTACTTCTACGCCTTGGGGTAGTCGATCCGTTACTACCCTTACTAATTGTATAGTAACCTTCCGACACGATTTAGACCTACAATAATGTTCTACTTTTCGCATAGTAGACGGCTCCTTAAGCTCTCTATAGGCTGTAAATTAAGTTGGCTGACCCACCATGATCCGTCGCTACTTTGAAACCTTTTAGCTTTAGCCAAGCCCACCGGATACCAGCCCATTATTTCATAACTAGGAGAATTACCGGTAACTAAGACCGCTAAGTCTGAATCGCGATCACTGCGTTTTATTATTAAATGGCCGTCTCTGTAGTTAGTGTGTTTAACTTCGATTATGCCTAAACAATCGGCTTCGTTTTTAAAGGTGTTTAAAGTAGCTTTGAAGTTAGTATCTCCAAGGAATCGAGCTACTACCATCTCCGCCCCTATTGCTTCGGCGTCTCTAGCTATAGATTTAGCTAAACTGAGCTTTTGATAAGCTCCAGCCATAGGATTATCTAATACGACGGCTCGGCTATAAGCCACCGCTAGAGCTGTAAATTCTTCCTCTACGGTTATTAAAGCTTTAACCATATAAGCCGACTAAACATTTTCCGCAGACCCACACTAATACGTCATGGTTAGCTGTAAATGATTTACCCTCAATTTTAGGCTGTTTGTTATTGCATAAGTCGCAAGTGTCCAGCTCGTTAGCGTGGAAAATTTCTACGTAGCCCATTATTTTACCGGTTCCCATATTGGCTTACATTGAAAATTCCTATCCTTGGAAGAACACACAAAACCTTTAAAGGGTTTATCCGTCTTAGAATTTATTCCTTCCTTACGTAACATATAACCATGGCTACATTGTGGAGAGCTAGAGCTTTGAGTTCCTTCGATTATCTGCTCTCCTAATTGTCCTACCGCTTCTCCTAAGCTAGTAAATTCGGCTTTAGGTGTATCTTCGGTAAGTTTCTTAGGAAAAGGAACCTCGGCAAAATGTTCGACCCGTTTCATGTCTTCTAAGCTTGGCCGACTCTCGCTAGGAGTTAAAAGCTTTATAGCCCGAGATATAGAGCTCGTAACGGTATCCTCTACGAACCATTTTTTCATATTCTCCGGATAGAAGGCTACATTTCCATAGGCATAATCGACCACGGTCGGATAAGGCTCGTCATAATCCTTATAAATTTCCGTTTTAATAAAGATATAGCCTTTAATTAAATCCATTTCCTCAATAACCGGATTTATACGGCCGGTAGGATATTCGCTCCAATATCTTTTTATAGTGGAGTTGGCTGTTTCATAATCCGCGAGTGAGAAGCCGGCCATTAGCGATTAGCTCGGCTTACGTCTATTCCACGTTTAAAGCCACGCCTTGAGCCTTCTAAAGCTCCACGCCTATAACCGAATCTAGTTCCGGCCATTATCCCAATAATTAAGCAAGTAACCCCTATAAAGGCGGTCGATAGTATTTCCATTTTTTTAGCTCCCGATCTATTAAGTTCGATTATAAAAACCCAGCTGAGTTTTTACTTTTCGTTATAAGTGTAAACTTGGAAGCCGACAAGTCAAGGAAGCGGTTATCGACACGCTATAAAAGATTAACCCTTGGAAGCCTTAAATCATGGCTAGAAGGCCGTTTTTAGTCTTTATCTGCCAGCATTAGGTAGATCTGGTCGACTCTCGACGAAACTACCCTTAATTCGTCTCTAAGGCTATTTCCCGAGTTGGGTAAAAGTTCTCGCATAATAGATTTTACGAAGAATTTAATAGATGAGAAGATAGCTCCAAGCAATATCAAAAGAAATCCGCCTAAAGCTATCCACTCACTATTATTCATTTCTTAGACTTAACTCTTCCATAAGCTCGGTCTGCCGTATTTAAATAGCGAAGGATTATTGGCAATACGGAAGCTAATCCAGCGTTTAAAAGGATCTTCCAGCTTACTATCTCATAAGTTAGATAACACGTAATGACGGCGGTAGCGAAAGCTCGCGCCCACGTTCCTAGCATTAGTTTATATTTATTCATTTTTTCGCCTCGATTTCTGCTCCCGAAACTTGGATTTTAGGATACCTTGGTCGAACTACGCATTTAATAAATTTAGCCGACCTTGTTTTATAAGCTACTCCGTCGCCGTTAGCTTGAGACTTTTCTCCGGTATTTCCTTCCACGGTGTGAATAGTTTTCTTAATTGGATTATAGGCGTTTATAGCTAAACCTATATGTTGAGCTTTACCGGAATTAGTAAAATCCATGATAATAAGATCTCCGCGTTTAGCTTCTTCAAGCTTTATTATTTGATTATATTTTAAACCCCAAGCTTCCGTAGAAGCTACGGCGGCCGTAATTGGAATAGCCTGTTTTAATCCGGCTTGAATAAAGATAGCGGCTATAAAAGAATTACACCATGGAAGATTATTAGCTAAACCGGCAACAGGGGCGAATTTATTAAAATTATTTTCGCCTTCTCTATAACCGACTTCGTCCATGGCTAATTCGATCACTTTATCCTTGTTCATAATTGTTTTAACTAAATAGAAGGTTTAGTTCGTCTGCGTTAATTCCTAAACGTTCAAGTAAAAGAGCTTTTTCGGTAGCTCTTGCTTGCGTTTGAGAAATTTCCTCGGCTTTGACTTGCTCGATAGCTTGCTCGATTTGTGCTTGCGTCGGTTCTTTGCCTTCTAAAAAATCCCATTTAATCGTACTGTAATCATTATTGGTAAATGAAAATTGAGAAGTTGGTTTTAATTTTTTTATTGCCAGAACTAAATAATCCATTACGCACCTATTTCCATTAGAATAATTGACGATAATCCTGTATCAGATTGAAAACCGATACTCGTAGAGCCCGAAGCTTGGGTTTTGTAAGTTGTCGAGCTTGTAGTTGCAGGGCTATCTAAAAAACTATTGTTAGCATATAAATAACTATTAAAAGACGGAACTCCTTGCGCCCTTATGTATTGGTATTGGCTACCTGTTCCGCTTGTAGTTCCAATAGTGGTCGTATCTCTGCGTATTCTCCAATTTATACCAGCATCATCTCCACCTGCGACCTGATACCTTTGTGAAATTAAAACCAAAATTGTAGAAGTGGCTAAGGTTGGAGTAATGGTTGCGGTTAATCCTGTATCTGTAAAAGTGCCTGTGTTTATAGTCGTTAAAGTTGTTGTTGTTCCGCTGACTACTTGCAACACTTTACCACCAGCCGCGCCCGCCGCCCATTTCATACCGGTAGCTTCTGCGCTGTCGGCTGTAAGAACCGTATTGTTAGAACCTATAGCTAAACGGCTAAAAGCGTCGGCTCCTGTTCCGGCCACTAAATCACCTTTAGCGTCTATAGCTGTAGCCATAGAATTAGTTACGGTTACGGTTCCAGAAGTTCCGCCGCCGCTAATTCCTGTTCCGGCGGTTACTCCGGTTATATCTCCTTGATCGTTATTTATCCAAGTAAAATCTAAATCGGTGGCGGAAGTTTTACTTAAAATTTGGCCGGTAGTTCCGCCGTTTAAATCGGCTAAATCTGTGTCTACGGCTTGTCCGAAAACTTCAAAATCTGCCGGAAGGTCTGTAACTAAATCCGTCGGCTCTGGCATTTGCCAGCCGAAATTACTCGTAGGGTTACTCATTTATCCATTTCTCCTTAAGCGACTATCGTCGCATTTATCCACTCTAACGTAGGGTTAACAGTATTCCATGTTTCCGGCGCGGGAACACTCTGCCACCTCATAGCTTGAAGACTAAAAGCTAAGGGAGAAACGAATAGCGTTATTCCTACTTGGTTATAACTAGCTTGGAACGTCCAGCCTTCGACGAAGCCTTGGAACCCACCGGAATTCATATTTAAAGGTAGATCGGTAATATTTACCGGTAAACCCATAAAAACGTTTATAAGTGAATCTCTATCGGCATTATCTACTAAATTATTAGTTAAATCGTAAGCAATAGAATTAAAGACCGGTTGGGGATAAGCTCTAAGCTCTAAATAAAAGGCGGCTTGGTCTTCCGCGTCGGCGGTGTGTTTTAAATAAGTATCGAAGACTTGTCCAAGTTTTCCGTAAAGAGCTATTGAAGTTAAATCTTCGGCTTCGTAACTCTGATTTCCGTTAGTTCCGTATTTAATAGTAATTACATTTCTAACGTCTCCGGATCTGGTAGTAATCATTAGACCGGCCGCTCGAGCTTCGGCCGCGCTTAAATCTGTATAACCGTTAAC